CTTAGTTCCTGTCCAGTCACCATCTTCGTCAACGACAATTGCGTGAACAAGGTCACCCGTGTTTCCGTGTGCGGAAACAAAAGCACTGGTTGCTGGTAGTTTTTCATCAAACTCACTGGAGTATTTCCATAGGACATTTGCAGCGGTGATTCCGTTAGCGTCTATGAAAGTCGCACCAGTTGTAACCTGACCAACAAGACTAACCACCTCAGATTTATCAGAAATGGTTGTTGTAGCGAGACCGAAAGCGTCAACGGCGAGTTTGGCAACAGCAGTTGAACCGGCGGAGGTCGCGGTTTGAGTTACCCCAGTAATCTTAGCAAATCCCTGAACACCGCTCTTGAGCAACGTGAGATAATCTCCAACAGCGATTTTCTGTGATCCTGCGGTGAAACCAACAGTGACACCAGCAGCGGCATCAACACCTAGTGAAATACCTGCGTTGCCTATGACACCTAGTTCCTTTGCGGCAGTAAATCCACTGATAGTTTGTGGTGTGCCTCTCTTAAATCGTAGTCTGTCGTTATTGGCGACAGCAGATTGCGTTGACAAGTGGAAGAAAGTAGTGTCTTGTGTTCTGGTTGACAGATTAGTAGAGTTAGCAGTGAATCCAGATGAACTTGGATTACTGAATACGGGATTTAAAACAACGTCGGTTCTATCTGAGACAGAAACTTGAATCGAGTTTCCTAGATCACCGGGATATCTTGCGTAGAACGCATCAGTTAAACCAGACTCTTTGGTTTCGTAGTCTTCGTCATTTTTAATAAGAGTTTGATCTGTGCCTGCTGCTCCGGATGTTGCCACGGAGGCGTTCTTACAGTCATCACGGACAACTCGAACACACGCTAGGTTGTTTGAGTATCCTAAGTAGTTTGCTGCCGTAAACCAAAAAGAAAAGTTATCGTTATCTGGTCCTTGGAATCGTTCTGTTAAATCATTGATGCTAGTGACGGTCACTCTTTGACCCACCGGACCCCACTGAAAAAGACCAGCGAACCCTGCTCTTGTTGTGGAAACCGAAGGGATGATGAGCGATAGGTCAATCTCTCTAACATCAACACCGGGACTAAGTTGAAATGCCATTGTTATCTCCTTATCAACGCTGTATTATCTATCAAATTAAACTTTTTCACCAACCTGTGGGTTCTTCATTATTGATATCCCACTTGGTTCCTTCGTCATCTACGAATGACTGTTCGGGCGACCCGTCTTCTATAAAACCAAATGGTGCGAGGTCTTCCTCGATTTGACGAATCTTATCCTGATAAAGTTTCGTCCTTATATCTAGGTCTGTTAGTTCTTTGAAATAATTCTGAGATGTGGTCCATGCAAAGAGGACCAGAGTCATAACCAAGTCATCATGGTGTCCAGTTTCTGCCTCATATGAATTCTTTTTTGCTACAAATGCAGTGAGTTCTTGGATCATGTTGTAATCTTCGATGAGCATTTTGTCACCTTCGATCATATCTTTAAGTAATGCACATCCAAGTTTCTTGACGGCAGGACTGGTTCGCACACCTAGTTGTGACTGAAAACTACCAAAACCACCATCCATAGTCTGACCCTTACGACCACGAACACTGGTGATCATTAAGTTCTCATATTCAAGATCGTTGTAGAGAACATCTGCCACCTGCCCTCCGATATCATTAATTTCCACCAGACACCATGCTTTATTGTAAATGTGACCTATGGCGTTTACCACGTTTGGCAAGAGCATCGGAGCAAGTTGATTATTTCTATAAATTGCACAAATTTTATAAGGCATTTCTGTAATATCCAGAACCGTCACTGCATGGTAGTCTAGTTCTCGACCACGGGACACATCTACCGACATGAAATATGAACGACCTTCTTCGGGTGGGTAGTATTGCACAAAACCATCATCGCGTTCTGCACATGGTTTCCTATATGCCAAACATTTTAATTTAGCGGGATCGATCAGTGTGTTCTGTGACCCAATAAACTCGCACTCAAACTCAGCACGAAATTGTGACGCTGACGTATTGGCAATCGTCTCTTTCTTCCACTTGTCATCACGCCCCGGAACTTCCGACCAATGTACCTCAACAGGAACATAAGAGTTATTTCCTTCCTCTGCATCCCTCCACAGTTTGTAGTACATATTCAAACCTTTGGGGGTGCTAATAATTAGGACTTTTGTTTCTTTACCTGATGAAATTGTCGGGTAGACAGATGAGAAAAATTCATCTGCCACATTTTCAGGGACATATGCAAATTCGTCTAGGAAGATCATGTTGAACGAACCACCACGAACCGCACTGGACGAGGTTGAAGAGGCAAGAACCTTGGAGTTATTTTCTAAAGAAATATTACCTTTGTTCCATTCGATGATTCCCTGTTGTAACCACTTGGGTAAATTTTCATATGCTAACTTTAGGCGGTAGAGTAGTTCGCGTGCGGTCGCTTGCTTGTTGGCAAGAATTGCCACGTTGACTTCTGAATTGAAAAGAACATAATGCAAGAGATATGCAATAACAGTAGTAGACTTCCCGGACTGTCGGGGAAGTTTGGCGATTGTAAATCTATTATTGTGGATCGTGTTGATCATGTTGTCTTGGTATGCCCATGTTTTGAATGGGACAAGACCATGATCAAGAGAAATAATCTTGATATAATTTTTAATAAAATATAAAGGATCCTGCTGGCACTTAAGATATTCTTGAACTTGTTCTTCGGTGAACTCGATGTTCACGCCAGCAGGTTTTAGGTTTATGTTACCAAGGTACGTTGTATCATGATTCGCCATTCGCTTCATCTTCCAATTGTTTAAAATTATTCTTCACTAGTTTTTGTAGTTCCTTTGTGGAACCAACGAAAATCGAATTATTGGTGACTGGACCCGAGGATCTTCCCTCGGTATCTTCGTCAAGTTTCTTCATCTGCTCATGTAGACCGATGAGATCTTTGTTGGCATCTGTGACACTCTTGATTAACTGTGAGACGACCTCATACGCCCGTGGAGACTCTCCCTCACTCGCAACGGAAAGAATCCCGTCGATGGCATTTAACCCTGTGCCAATTATATTCTTTAGATTATCACGAACTTCGGCGTAGTCTGCGTTCTGATCATTTTTCTTTTTATTATCCCGAACCTCATCAGAGACCACAATCTCTACCGGTGGTTTTCTTTTCACCATCGGGGGTTTTTCCACCGGATCTATGTTCAACGCATTTTCTAAATTATCACTCATATAGTTGCTCCTAGCGAATCAAGTGTATCTGGATATTCAAATATAGATTTAGCACGTTCCGATGTTGAACCAAATACGTTTGTCTCTGTATAGTTTGTAATCCCACTGTTTCTTCCGTTGGGTCCGGTGACACTTGCGATGACTCTGGCGAGGGCACCAGTCGCTCCGGTGACACCAGAATCGTTAAAGTCTGCGTTAAAGAATGTGGTGTCAACTGTTTTGATAACCTTGCTTGTCTTGGTTGGTCCGTAGACATAGGTTCTCGCTGTGAACGCGAGATTAAACAAGATAGACCTTTGTGTTGATGAGTCTCCCTCAAAGTCTATTTCAGAGGCGACGGATTGTAATGTAATTGGAACATCTATTTTATTCCTAGAATCTTTAAAGTTTAATGAGACTGTAAATTCTGGAGTAAAGTATGCTAATATTTGTTCTATTATCTGTAGACCATCCTCCATCGATCTGGATGCTATTGTAAGGAAAAAATCTATGGAATACGGAACTTCTGCAAATTCAAAGGAAATTCTAGAACCATCTGGATTCGCCGTGTATCTTTTCGATATTGTATTTCTTTTTCTTTCCGCATCATAGTTAATCGCCTCGATGTTAAACCCAATACGAGGGAGAACGGTGGATATGTCTCTTTCGTTGTCCGTGCCTTTTAATCCAGAATACTCATTAAGCATTCGTATGAATTTTTCTTTGGGACCATATGTAATCGGCACTTTAAATCGACTAACTTCACTGCCAGAGGAGTTTTTTCTGCTGACATAAATTTCATTGAATAACGAACCAAACCCGACAACGGTGTTTCTTATGGTTTCATTGTAGAAAGTTTCAAACATTATAGGTCACCCTCCGAGAACGGATCTGTGTCTGTGAAGTCGAATAAATTGTTAACTTCAAATTCTGTATTATCCTCATCCCCATCATTAACGACAAATTCGTTTGTCGTCCCGGTGCTTCCGAGAACATATGTGGTTCCAGAGACTTGTCCAACAACACCAACACCAACTTGGAACGCACCAGTGATACCATTGACGAATAGGGTTTTGTTTCCAGAACTCCATTCTTGCACTAGAGCAGAAATTGTGGCACCAGAACCCTGAACAACAGTTTCTCCCTCTTTGTAGTTCCCGCTGCCTGCTCCAAGGACAAGTGTTTGTAGTTGTTCTAAGTGATCAGTCGTAACACCATCGATCTGTGAAAATCCTGTTTCAAAATTCTCCCCGCTGTATCTAAACAATGAGCAGGTTAATTTGAACGTGTTAATTTTGTTAAGTTGATAGAAAGGATTCTCTCTTTCAACAGCATCAATTTCAAATAAACCTTTCGATATGGGGAAGAAAATTAAATCACCCTCTCTTGGTTCATTGAACCCTAGATCGGCAAATTGTTTTCTGAATCTAGTTTTTGAAACCACAAGACTAACAGTGTCTTTAATCTCCAAACCATAACGAGTAAATATTTCACCGTCTCCCTCGAAACCATCAACGGACTCAACAAGCATCTCAATGCTTCTTCCATTTTCAAATTTTGAAGGAGACCTATCTTCGCCAAAAAGTTCATCCTCTCGAACAAGAGTTCTTGGAATGTACACCATATCAAAACCATTTATCTTGATAACCTCTATAGAGAGATCATC